CGCTGTTTGTTATTACAACAACCCAAGCAGCTGCACTCCCATCATATTAGGCATTCATACTGCTGGCAGTCCTTCGGGCTATGGCATCAGCTATTTCATAGATGCTGATGACATAGAACAGGTTTTACCTCGCTTCAAGCAGAATACCAGATCGCCTCTCATTGAGGACGATGATGCTATTGTTCCAGAAGTCGTTGAGCCTCAGATGTTTGTTAGTGATACTATTGGTCTTGATGACCCAGAGCCCTTGCCTGACGTAAAGAGTGATAATAAAATTGCCGTGTCTAGAGTCACTAGACCTCATTTGGCTAGTAAGTCTCGGATTATTCCGAGTAAAGTCTTTGGCAAATGGGGTAAAGCGATTACTAAACCTGCTGCTTTACGTGACTTTGTGAAAGATGGTGAAGTTATAAAACCCCACAAGAAAGCTATTGAGGACTATGGTGGATCTGTCTCTGTTTATTCAGAGCCACTTCTTAAGAGTGTGACTGATGAGTATATCAATCACATCCATGCCGGAGCTATTATCCCTCAGCCTTGGGAGCCTAGATTATGGACTTTTGAGGAGGCCTGTAAGGGTATAGATGGGCAGGATTTTTGTGAATCCATACCTAGAGGAACTAGTGCCGGCTATCCCTTCTGCCTCACAACTAAGAAACCTGGTAAGCAGGATTTCTTTGGAAGTGGCCCAGAATTTGATTTTGGTCCTGGTTGTGATGTGTTGAAGGAAAGAGTTAACTTTATACTGGACCAGGCTAAGGCTTCCAAAAGGTGCAGTCATATTTTTATGACTTTTCTCAAGGATGAGAGGCGAAAACTAGTCAAATCCAACAATGGTGATACTCGTATGATAGCTGCTACTGATTTAGCATTTCTAGTGGTTTGTCGCATGTATTTTGGTGACTTCGTTAGGTGGTTTATGGTGAATAAAGTGTCTAATGGGAGCGCGATAGGGGTTAATCCTTACGGCCTTGAATGGGCCAGAATAATGCGCAAACTCACGGAGCTTGAAGATAAAGTAATAGATGCCGATTATGGTAAATATGATAAGACTCAGCGGCAGAACTTCATAAAGGCGGCTTTAACTGTAGTAGAATCTTACTATAGTGGATGTCCTGAAGAAGATCAAATCGTGCGAGCCTTATTTATACAGGAGCTCTTAAATCCCCAGTATTTGGAGGATGGTATCATATGGAGTGCCAGTGGGTCTATGCCCTCTGGTAGCTTCTTTACTACTTTCTTCAATACAATCATTAATAACATATTATTGAGATATGCCTTAGTTGGCAGTGCTATAGATGTTGATCATAGGATCGCCACGCATGAGGATATTATACCTTGGGTTGAGAGATTATCTCTTGACGCTAGGTTTATAGCCCTAGGTGATGATAATATGTGGTCGGTGTCTGGTCAATTAGGCGAGGTGGTAACGCCTCGTAGAGTTGGTGAGGTACTGCGAGATATAGGTTATACTTATACTGCCTCGGATAAGTCGGAATTGGGATCTGAGTACAAACAGATTAAAGATTGTACTTTTCTCAAGCGTGGTTTTTATACTCAAGGCAAGGCTGTTCTAGCCCCGTTAGATATGAACACTATACGATAGATGTCCTATTGGACGACCACGAACGCGCCCCCAGATAATGAATACGAAGTTCTGTGCTCTGCTCTTTATGAGCTAGGTATGCATTCAGAATCAGTATTTGA